CGTCCCCGTCTTCACTCGTTTATCCCACCCAACAACCGCATGTTTATCACGGATCGTCGGGTGCAACAGCTCCGCAAATGGCTCCCATTGATGTTCAAGACGCATTTAATAGTGCCAATGCGTCTGTAGGCTCAATATAGAAGCTTATATATAAAAATATATTTTCTTTTATTATATCATAAATGACATTTAAAATCATAAAAAAATTATGTACTCCCGCTTATGTTTATTTAGTCATTTCGGTTATTGCTATCATAATTCTCATGTTTCAAAACGGCGGGAATACTGACATATATTGCGTTGGAAATTTTGAATGCCCTGTGCCCGATACGGCGATGGTATTTTTATTTAATTTCTTATATATTGCCTTTTGGACCTTTGTTTTAGATTCAATTTGTAAAGCCGGTCACAAAAGCATTTCGTGGTTTTTGGTAGTTTTCCCCTTTATTTTGTTTTTTGTGCTGTTAGGAATGATGATGTTAGCCCAAGGCGTTGTTTAATATAATTTATTCTGATTATATAATTTATTCTGATTATATAATTTTTCTGATTATATAATTTTTCTGATTATATAATTTTTTCCGATTATATAATTTATTATAATTTTACACCTTTTAACATTTAAAACGCCGATTATAAATAAAAATCTAAGGAAAAATAATATTTGTTATATTATTTTTATATTTATGTTTTAATAATCCGGCAGAATATATCATCTCAACTTTTACGGGAATATTCTCTGCATTATCATATTCTATTTTGATACATTTGTGAATATATAAGGGAACGCAAATATCTTTATTAAATTCAACATCTTTTATTTTTTCTAACCCATCAGCATAACATAATTCTAATTTTAGGATATGTTCGGCATTTGTAATTGATTTAACGCTGAAAAATATATCAAATTCACGCAATAAAGGGAAATATACAAACTGGCTATTTGATTGTCTTATAACAAACCTTTTTAGATCATTACACCTTAAATTCACCCCTTCTGGTAGCATAAATAACTCCATCCTATACTCATGTAAATTATCTTCCCACTCTTGATAAATATCAACTTCTACTTTTCTGATATATTTATCTGTTCTATTAGATTCAAATACTAAATCTGTATATGAAAGAGACATTATTATTATTATATATTATTTTATAATCGGCATTTTAAATGTGAAAAGGTGTAAATAAGGCATACCTATGGCAATTACACCCATTAAATTTGCAATCCAACACCATAAACTACCTAATTCTCCGGGATAAAAAATTGTTATAAGAAAATACGAAATAAGACCCAGTAAAAAATATATAAGTCCCTGTTTAAAAGGTTTTATTAAAGTACAAGCGAGTAATAAAGGTGCAATATAAAACGCATTTACGCGAGTAATATAAGGTATCTTCTTATCATTTGTGCTAAACCACCAAATGAGATGGCAATTCGGACCAGTTGTAGATAACCAATTATTGTTTTTTTGGGTAACAAATGCATAAAATATTCCCGCGATTGACTTAATGAATGAAATACCAATTATACCAAAAAGCATAATTTTTTCTAGAACCGTGTAGAATATTTTTTCCTTTCGATAAAAGAAAAATAACAATACTGCAAGGAAAAAAGGTTGTAATAAAATATTAATAAAAGATAATTTGGAAACGAAACTATGATTTTTCATATTACGCCACATGAAAAATTCAAACAATTGCATCAATGCGAACCAAGAAATCCAGAGAGATAAAATTCGATCATTATGTAAATTTCGAACCCATAAATATAAACATATAGTAATACTTGATATAAATGTCGCTAAGGATACTGGTGCATTCCAACACATTATATAGTTAGTTTAGATATATATACGGGGGTTTCGCCCCCCAACGACGATCAGGGGGTTTCTCGGGGGTTTTGTCCCCCAACGACGAACTAGGCGAAGCTGGGTTTGAAAGGGCAGAGCCCTTTGGGTTTGAAAGGGCAGCGCCCTTTGGGTTTGAAAGGGCAGCGCCCTTTGGCAGAGCCCTTATATATTAGATTATGCATAAAGTATATTAAAAATTATACTAATTATATAATATAAATGGACGAACAATTTCCGTGGTTAATTATCGGTAAATTTTTCAATGATAATCCAAATTTTTTAGTTGCCCACCATTTAGATTCATACAACTCGTTTTTTGCCGAAGGCATTAAAAGCATTTTTAAGGAGAAAGGTCCTATCCGCATTATGAAAGAGCAAGACCCGACGACCGGCGAATTCAATCTAAAATGCGAGATGTATTTGGGCGGTAAAAATGGCGACAAACTTTACTACGGAAAGCCAGTAATTTACGACGACAATCGAGCGCATTTTATGTATCCCAATGAAGCGCGTCTCCGCAATATGACCTATGGTATTACGATCCATTATGACGTGGAAGTTGAATTTACGATGAAAAATCCCGATACCAACGAGGTGGTTACGCAAAGCAATATACTGCCCAAAATCTTCCTCGGGCGTTTTCCTATTATGCTGCAATCTGATTTATGTATTCTCAATGGCTTAGATAGAAGGGTGCGTTTCCGGATGGGCGAGTGCCGCAATGACAGTGGCGGGTATTTTATTATCGACGGGAAAGAAAAAACCATTGTATGCCAGGAAAAATTCGCTGACAATATGCTTTATATGCGGGATAAAGGCAATGATCTGTATAGTCATTCAGCCGAGATCAGGTCCGTCTCCGAAGATGCGTCAAAACCCGTCCGGACATTGTCGGTCCGCATCGTTGCGCCGAGCACGACTTTAACCAATAATCAAATCGTGGTCATTGTACCAAATGCGCGTAAACCAATCCCGCTCTTTATTCTCATGCGGGCGCTCGGCGTGGAATCAGACAGCGATATTATTGATTATTGTTTATTGGATCAAGAAGAATATGCCCACTATGTGGATTTATTTATTCCGTCCATACACGACGCCGGACTGATTTTCAATCAAACAGTCGCCTTGAAATATATTGCGACCTTAACCAAGGGAAAAACCATCCCCCATGCCTTGGAAATTCTCACCAATTATTTATTACCGCATCTTGGTGAAATTAATTTCCAAGAGAAGGCGTATTTTATTGGCTATATGGTAAAACAAATGCTGCAAGTGTTTACAAAAGAAATGAAAGCGACCGACCGCGATAATTTCCGCTTTAAACGCATTGAATTAACTGGGTCGCTCTTATACGATCTGTTTAAAGAGTACTATTCGCTGCAACAGAAAGCCATTTTCCAGAAATTTGATAAGGAATATTATTATAAGAAAGGCGTTTATCTGAAAAATTTCCCTTCTCTCGTAGAATTAAATGCCAAAGAGTTTTTTAACGAGCGTATTGTGGCGGATGGCTTTCGCAAGGCTTTTAAAGGCAACTGGGGGTCGGAGACGCATACGAAGCGTGTGGGGGTCGTGCAGGATGTCAACCGGCTCAGTTTTAATTCTTACATAGCGCAAATGCGCAAAATGAATTTGCCGCTGGATGCGAGTGCAAAAATTGTCGGACCGCGACTGGCGCATGCGACACAGTGGGGCATTATTGATCCGATTGATACACCGGATGGCGGAAATGTCGGGCTCCATAAGAATTTGACAATTATGGCGTCGGTGACCAAGGGGTATTCGGCGTATCCGATGCTGCGGTGGCTGCGCATGAACACGGACCTGCTGCTATTAAATGAATGCACGCCCAAAATTATTTCTAAACTCTGTAAAGTATTTGTCAATGGGAAATGGGCGGGTGTGATTACGGATCCGCGCAAAGTAGAGCAGGAGCTAAAAACCTTGCGGCGAATTGCTGTCGTGCCGACTTTTACCAGTATCTATTGGAACATTGAATACAATACGCTGTATATTTATACGGATGCGGGGCGCATTTGCCGACCGATCTTTTATACAAGCGGAGCGGGTACACAAAGCACACAAGGCACTGGCACAAAAAGCGCAAAACCCAGCTATTTAAACGAAGCGATCTTGGAAAAAATTCAACAGAACAATTTCACCTGGGAGCAGCTTATTACCGGGTTCGCCAAAAAGAAGGACGACGCAAATTTTAATCTGCGGGCGAACCGTTTGTACGACACGGCAGCGGAGCTCTACAACACCACTGATGTTAAAGCACTCAGTGCCTCCCAGGCTGTATTAGATTACGTCGATACATCCGAAGCCGAAGGCTCTTTAATCGCCATGGATTATGATATTGCTAAAGCGGGCGCAAAACCCTACACGCATGTGGAAATACACCCGTCGCTCATGATGGGCGTCATGGGTAACCAAGTTATTTTCCCTGAAAACAATCAGTTGCCGCGTAATTTGTTTGCGTGCGGGCAAGCCAGGCAAGCTATTTCGCTCTATCATTCCAATTATCAGGTGCGCGTCGATAAAACCGGCATTGTGCTAAATAACGGACAAGTGCCGCTCGTCAAAAGTCGCTACCTGAAATACATCAACAATGAAGAACATCCGTGTGGCGAAAACACGATTGTCGCAATCATGTCCTTTAACGGTTATAACGTCGAAGACTCCATTCTCTTTAATGAAGGCGCACTCAAACGTGGGCTCTTTCGCACGACTTATTTTAGCCTTTATGAAAGCAAAGAAGAGAGCTCCAAGGTCGGACAGAAATCGGTCGACACGCGTTTTGCCAACATTGAAAGCAAAAATGTGGTGGGTCTAAAACCGGGCGGCGATTATTCGCAACTTGACGCTTACGGGTTAATTCGTGAAAACAGCGTCGTGGATGAGAAAACGGTGCTGATCGGTAAGGTAAGTACGAATTTGGATGATTTGAACACTTTTATAGATGCGTCTTCTTATCCGAAGAAAGGGCAAATGGGTTACGTGGATAAGTCGTTTATGACCGAAGGCGAAGAAGGGTTCCGTATTGCTAAAGTGCGCGTCCGCAATGAACGCATCCCGTCTATTGGCGATAAATTTAGTAGTCGCTGCGGGCAGAAGGGCACCATTGGGCTCGTTATTCCGGAAGAAGATATGCCTTTCACCTCTACTGGCATCAAACCCGATATTATTATTAATCCGCACGCGCTTCCGTCGCGGATGACGATTGGTCAATTAGTAGAAATGGTGATGGGTAAGGCTTGCACAATTCAAGGCGCCTTTGGGGATTGCACAGCCTTTGTCAATAAAAGTAATATGGCGAAAGTCTTTGGACAACTGCTGACGACCCATGGGTTTCATTCTAGTGGCAACGATGTTTTATACAATGGGCAAACAGGGGAACAAATTCAAGCCGACGTTTTTCTGGGTCCGACCTATTATATGCGTTTGAAACATATGGTGAAAGATAAAATCAATTACCGAGCGAAAGGTCCGCGAACGGCGCTCACCCGCCAGACGGTACAAGGGCGCGCAAATGACGGCGGGCTGCGTATTGGCGAGATGGAACGCGACGGGTTAATTGCGCACGGGATTACCGGATTTTTACAAGAGTCTATGTTGGTCCGAGGGGACGATTACTATATGGCGATTTGTAATAAAACGGGCACGGTCGCTATTTATAACGAAAGCAAGAATTTGTTTATAAGCCCCTTCGTGGATGGACCGATTAAATTCAATGGCACCTTGGAAGAAAATATGAATTTACAAACCATTAGTCAATTCGGGCGCTCATTTAGTATTGTCCGCGTGCCTTATGCGTTTAAATTAATGATGCAAGAACTCACCACGATGAATGTACAAATGCGCTTGATTACCGAGTCGAATATTGATCAAATGACCAATTTGTCTTTCTCGAATAACATGCAGAAATTAACGGGCAAGAAGAGCGAACAAGAGACCGAAGCGACCTTTACCGAATTGGCGAAGAAGGGTTTAACCACGGCAAGCCGAGCCAACAAGACGAATTTTGCTGCTCTTAAATTTGTGAAATTACCACCGCCGCCGTTCAAAAAGTTTCGTATTACAGCAATTAAAGAAATTACACTGACTGATTTAGCCCCGCTGCCCAGCGAAGACAATAATGAAATTGTGGTCTTGGAGCCCGCCCAAGAAAACAGTTGGTTTAAATTACGTGATGAAATTAATGCCGCTAAAAATAAATTAGATGATATTCCTAGCAATATCTTTACGCAAATAACGCGCATTTTAGACGTCTACGCCAAGTTGAGAGATGTCGTACAAAAGACCTATAATATGGAAAATGCGACGAATGCGGCTTTGAAAATGTATGAGATGATTTATCAGTTTCAGCTATTAAATGATAGCGGCGGAGGATGTTTGCCTGTCGTAAATGCGTTTTGTAATGCCGAATTACCTGGTGCCTTTGTCATTGCGATTAATCATTATATGCGCACCAAATGTATTACTAGCGAGTTTGATTGGTTGGCGAGCTCTTATTTGCCGGCGGCAGCGTCGACCTTTGGAAACTTCACGGTCTTAGAAGACAAATATAAAATTTATGAACGTAACCGCTTGCACTGGTTAATGGGACCGGCGCCGAATGGGCTGCCCGAGGGCGAACAACCTATTTCCGGGGATGTGACCGACCCTGCCGTCATTAATACCTTGGGCAATGCAACACATCAACGCTTTGCCAACAATGACGGCGCCAATATTTATACCAGTGATGTGGGAATTGACATTGCTAAAGCCGATTTAAATCGTCAAGAAGAATTGCTGGCGTTTGTCAATTACGGGCAAATTTTATCCGGTCTATTAGCACTGGCAGTCGGGGGTAGTTTAGTGACGAAACAATTCACCTTTGTGACGCCATTCAGTCGGTCACTGATTGCAATTGTAGCGTCTTTGTTTGAGGAAACGTATATTACAAAGCCGAAAACAAGTCGCCCTACCAATTCGGAGGTCTATTTAGTGGCTAAAGGGTTTAAAGGTATTAGCACCGCAATGTCGGCGGCGCTGCTCGACCGAGCGGAGGTCTATAAAACATTAGACAAATTGCCCACTACGTGGGGGTCTTTACTAAATCCGGATATATTAGCGCAAGTGGATGACGAAATTCTCGGAGCGGCGCAAGATATCCACGGGGAACAACAAGTAGCCTACTTAAATGAAATCGCTGATGCCTATAAAGCGGTGGGTAATGAACCGAATAAATTAACCAATTCGTATGCTAGCAAAGCGCAAAAGGAATGGTTGAACGATAACCCACTGTTGGTTATTTCCAAGGATGAAAATCTAAATAATGCCGTTATTAGTATTGAAGAACAAACGATCAAGGCGATGATGCAATCTACCAAGCCGCAGCAAATGCAGCAAGGGCAGCAAATGCAGCAGCAAGGGCAAATAGTTATGCAGCCCCCTCTAGAGCAGCAAATACTAGGTGAAAAATCAATCTTAATGCCTGAACCGAGCAAGAAGAAAAGTAAAGAAGGCAGTTATATGGAAGTGAGTGAAGGAGAGGAAAGCGCAGGAGAGGAAAGCGCAAGCGAAGGCATTACTGGTAGCGAAGAGGAGGAAAGTGACACCGAAAGCAAAGGCAAAGGCAAAGGCGATAGAAAAACTGTCAAATTTAATATTTAAATGAAATAAATATAAATGAAATAAATATAATATAAAATTGAATGGAATTAAAAATAAAGAAACTATAATATAATAAGAACGAAATGGCGCAAGCGACTACTACCAGCACACAAAGTGGACAAGTTATTGAAAAATTCACCTCCCGCAAAATCATTATTGATTTGTTAGAGGCACAGAAATACGACGTATCGCAATATAAAGATTTTGGCATCAATGATGTTAATACCCTGTTTCAAACGAAGCAAATGGACATGTTGTTGCGCAAAACCAGCGATGACAAGAAGGTTTACGTGAAATACCATTTAGCAAAAAGTCTGCGACCAGTCAATATTTATGAATACATTGAAGATCTTTATACACTGGAAGAAGTGCTAACGAAAAAAGATGATTTAATTGTCATTATGAATGACGAGCCCAACGAAACAATGCGCAAAACGCTGATGAATATCTGGGAACAAGATGGCATTTATGTAGTCATTATTAATATTAAGCGGCTACAGTATAATATCATGAACCATCAATTGGTGCCACCGCATATTGTATTAGGCGCCGAAGAAGCGGCGGAAGTAAAACGCAAGTATAATATTATCGATGATAGCCAAATTCCGGATATTTCTCGGTTTAGTCCGGTATCGCAAGTGATTGGAATTCGCCCGGGTGATTTATGCCGAATATATCGTCCGAGTAAAACCGCTATTAAGGCTGAATTTTATCGCATTTGTACCAATAAATAAATAATAGCCATATGCAAATAAATATTATGCTATATAAATACATATACATAGATGGATGATTATGTGCCACCTGAACGTATTATAATACCTGCCAGTAATTTAATAGGTAATGGTATAGATTTACAAAATGAATTTGATTTGGCTTTAAATGAATTGGTTGTCACTTTCCCAACTGGAAAAGTAACACCAGATATATCATCAAATTTTACACCAACCCAAACTTATGGACAAGAATATAACAAAGCACTCACGCGAATGCTCCAATTACAAGAGAAATATTTTATGTATAAAAATAGCATACTACAAAACAGTAAAAATGTATTAAAAGAGATTTCAATATTAGATGAGCAAATTAACACGTTAGATAATGAAAATAAGGTATTAACTGAAAAATTATCGTCTTTAAAAAGTTCGAGTTATTCAGCCAAGGGTATGTTAGATGACAGTAAAATATCGCGAAATCAATTACTGTTAGGAAATGTTTGCTTATTTCTTATTGTGGCAAGTGTGGGGTATATCTATTATAAGAAAAGAAACGGAAATGCATAAAATTATTGCATTATTGTATATTATTGTATATTATTGCATATTATTGCCAATTATTGCAAATATACATTATAATCTTTTTTATGAAGATAATGTATATATGATTAGCGAAATGCTCAATAATTTAGGTATATATAATGACATCGATGAAAACGGAATGGATATAAATAAACATATTGAACAAGGTATTAGTTTTAGAAATTATAGTAATAATTATTTAAACTCGACTGAAAATGATCATAGTTTATTGAGTAACTCTTTTTTTCCGGAATTGTTCGATGACATAGAAGGGACAAAACCTTTAATGGAAGGATTAACTACTTCTATGCCAATCGATACAAATTATAATAAACTCTTTAACGAATATAGAACCTTATATAATACATATAATTCAGAATTAAGGACACCAACCGCAACTAAAACCGTAACAGCTACTCAGCTATCGACAAAATATAACGAATTGATTGCCGCTGCACAAACATTAATAACCGATATTTCTACTTTAAGAAGCGCAGGAACAACTACCACATTGAGCGCTCAAGCTACTATACAACAAATACAAACCAAATTGACAGAGCTTTCACAGCAACATATCGCAGCTAATCCAACCAATTCTAACGCACAGAAAATAGCGGATACTTTAAATGGTCAAATGGAAACGGTTACGCTTAAAATGACCTCTATCTATTATTTTTATATTGTTTATTTTTTAGTGGCTGTCACTATTCTCGGCATGACCTTTAATTTATTAGTTAATCCCAATGCGGATGTAATAAAGTCGGTTTATGTCGTTGGTGGCATATTGGCAATTTATGTTATTGCAAAATATATCGGTAAGTAGATCAGTATATAAATAAATAGAATATATATATAATATAAAATATGTCAATTAATAGTGGATACAACACGAGTGTTGCTTTAATTAATTCAACTAAAGCTGAATTAGATGTTTTGTTAGCACAATATGATGCAAGTTATAATTTATATATAAATTTAATTAAAGACGTTACATCGTATGATACAGCGTTGGCAGACCAAACTGCCGCAACGGATACACCACGTTTAGCATTAGAAGAATTATTTGCGACTATTATGGAAAAATCAAAAATAATTTATAAATTAGTTGAAGATATAAAGCCTAAAGAGGTTTCCAATCGTAGTTCAATTGATGCAACAATTGGAAATATTCGCATTAAACTGGCTGAATTGAATGTTCAAAAATCTAAATTAGATCTTAAAGATGCAAATCTTACTCCAGCGCAAAAAGAAGCTGCCTTATTGAAATTAGAAGCCGATGAATTGGAATTAGATGGACAGTATACTACAACGAGTATTAACACGGAGTCAAAATTTAGTAAATATATTTTATATTTGATACTCTTGATTTTTGTGGCGGGCTGTTTA